TTAGTATGTATTTTTGGTAAGGGTGAAATCAAGGAGGTTGTATCACCCGACGCTCCCACTTCGTTTGGGCAAGCGGAAGACGCTACGCACCCCGGAGCTAGCGCAATTCAGCTTTCAATTCTGCATAGAATGGAAGATGAACTGAGGATTATAGAGAGCGACGCAGAGAGCGCGTGTACTATATTTGAACCTCATTCCGGGACTACGGATGACAACATGATAATGAAGGTTGTTGCGAATGAAACTCATCAGAATGTCGGTTTTTCTGATAATGATGATCCGTATTTGTATTCAGTCAAAGGTTCTATGGATCCCACTCGTAGGTTGCAGGACACTGTTGGTGACGATTTGAGTTCATTTTTCTCTCGTCCCATAAAAATTTCTGAAACTGAGTGGCTTACCAATTCTTCATTGAATGTTGTTTTAGATCCTTGGTCATTGTTTATCCAGAATCCTCGGGTAGTGAATAGGATGACAAATTATAATTTGTTCCGAGCGCGCATGAGGATTAAGGTTATGATTAATGGCAATAGTTTTCATTATGGTAGAGCAATGGCGTTGTATCACCCTATGCACACAAGAGATGATTTTACGAATTTAGGTTCTACTGCGTCTCTTGTGCAAGGGAGCCAGATGCCACATGTATTTTTGGATCCTACAACTTCAACTGGTGGAGAGTTGTGTTTACCTTTCTTTTTTGAGAGGAACAATGTCAATTTGGCCGCGTTGGATTACCAGAAGCTTGGCAGAGTCCATATCATTTCTTTAAATGATTTGAGGCATGCCAATGGAGCTGCGGATAAGGCGACTGTTTCGGTTTTTGCCTGGTTAGAGGATGTTGAGCTTAATATGCTTACTTCACTTGATATGGCATCAATTGTACCCCAGTCTGGTATGGAAGTTGATGAGGCCAATGATAAGGGCGTCGTTTCAGGTCCAGCAACGGCAATCTCTAAAATGGCAGCCATTATGTCAGAGGCGCCATATATAGGGCCGTTTGCTATGGCCACGTCTCAGTTTGCTGGAGTAACAGCGGCCACGGCTAAACTTTTTGGTTACTCAAGACCGCCTGTCACGAAAGATCCTGAGCCTTATAAACCCGTGACTACTTCATCTTTGGCCACTACTACTGTACCTGATGGCGCAGCAAAATTGTCTTTTGATGATAAGCAAGAGTTGACTATAGATCCAACAATTTCAGGCATTGGTCCTGGAGATCCAATGAACATTAAACAAATAGCGAAGAGGGAATCTTATTTAACCACATTTGATTGGAGCATTGGAGACGCGCCAGAGACGTTGTTATGGAACACTCGTGTTGTACCTACACTCTGGCGCACAGATGGTGCAGCCATTTATTTGCCCGCATGTGCTATGGCAGCTTTACCTTTCACGTTTTGGACTGGTGTGATGAAGTTTAGATTCCAAATTGTGGCTTCAGCGTTTCACAAGGGGAGACTCAAGGTTGTGTATGATCCCAACTTTATTGCTTCTAATGAGTATAACACCAATTATATGGAGATTATCGACATTGCGGAAAAACAAGACTTCACCATCGAAGTTGGCGTTGGTCAAGATCGTTCTCTACTCACGTCTTCGGTGCCTCAAGGGTCAACCATCAGTACTTATGGTACGGTTCCTTTGGGATTGAGTTCTTCTGGCAATGGCGTTTTGAGCTTGTTTATTGTGAATGAACTCACAACACCTGACACGACAGCTGCTCGCGATATTCAGGTAAATGTTTTCGTTTCTATGGGTGATGATTTTGAAGTCTTTGTTCCCAGCACTAGGATACAACGGTATGATTTTAAACCGCAGAGTGGTTTTGAACCACAATCTGGTGGAGAGGACAACAAGATGAATGATGCTTTGGTCTCCCACGCACCATCGCCACCTCAACAGGATGGCGATACCGACATTGTGGGAGTTGGGATGACTAATCACGAGGATTTAAACAAAGTTTTTGTGGGTGAGTCTATAAAGTCATTTAGGCCGATCTTGAAAAGATATTGTCTGCATTCTATGTTGAATGCAACATTCAATTCAGATCGCCGCTCTCTATATGGAAGGCGCACGGCATTCCCCTTTTTGAGGGGTAATGTAGGTGGTGCTGTTCACACCACAGCCGCTGCTGGTTCATATAACTATTGCAACACAATGTTGTTGCATTGGGTTACGCTAGCATTTTCGGGATATAGAGGTTCGATTCGTTGGAAGATTTGTCCTATGAGTTTTATGGCGAGCGATTCTTTGCCAATAACACAAGTGGAAAGGAATTACTCAACTAGACACTACCAAAATGGTCGAACGGCTTTATTTACACCTGTTACCGAGAGCCAAATGGCTTTTCAAGGAGCTGCTGATTATTCCCTCTTTTTACCTGAAACAAACAAGCCTTTAACTGGAGTTAACGGCATGGCTACTACCAATGCTTATGTGAATCCTAACACGGAATTCGAAGTGCCTTTTTATAGTAGTGACCGGTTTGTACCAGGCAAGAGAGAAAACTACACTTCCACCATTGGAGATTATGCTTTGAATGTCTTTGACTATAAAATCTTCATGCGTGGTAACAATGAAACGTATATCAATGCCTTTTGTGCAGCCGGAGAAGACTTTCAGGTTTATTTTTGGACTGGATTGCCGCCGGTTTATTACAACCCGACACCGCCTTCTCCAGCAGCTACTTAGTTGTTGTGGCATTATGTACCAATGTGTGGCAGACACACAAAATAGCTTTAGAGATAGCTTGCTGCCGAAATAATCTTTACTACACTGTGACCGTGTAGGTGCTCTATGAGTGAATTGGTCGCGCCGTATGAATTTGTAATTCTGGAATTTTTCCTGGTGCG